TAAAGAAACGGTCTGCTCATCAAGCAGGGTCCTCGATGCCCCTGGGTTTTCAAACATTGAAATTGTATTGATGTTTGCCCTGTATCGACTTATCTTAACTGAGTTTGTACTCATAATTGTAAAATAATACACACTGTCGTTTTCTGCATCAATCTTGATAATCCATCGATATCCATTTCCATATGTTGTATAGGCAGTTGTTCTGTCATAGGCATTAATACCACTGCTGCCTCCAGTATATTTCAAAAGTCCGCTTCCAATATTTATAAAAAACGGATACAGTCCCTTCACTGGATCTGTATCCGTTCCCCGGTTCCCGTATCCACCATAAGCATGTGTCAGGGCAACAGCAGCAATCGTTCCATTGGCTTCTGCTGTATCAAAATCATACACATACTTAATTTTTCGGTTTACAACATCAATTTCTGTCTCTGTTGCATTATAACTGCCACGAATCGTCTGATTCGAACTGTTCTGTTTATCAAATACTGCACATCCTGTCTGTTCGACATTCCTTGGCAGATACAGATTATCTACATTAGCGGTTAAAGGTTTATTTAAAAGCAACAGACCCCCAGTTAATGTTTTATAAAAATTCACATACTTTTCCGTCAGCATCGGATCCGATGACTTAATATATCCAAGCGGATTAAAAATATACTGGAGTGCATTCGTCACCATGTTATCTTTTTCAACAACATCCACATTACCTGTACGCACATCCTTCAATTCAATTTTGGTTTTGCCTTTTAACATTCCTCTTCTCCCTTCATTCTTTCAAAAGCTCTGTATCTCCAGTTACTCCTTGCATTGACATAGCTGAATTTTTCATAATAAATACTGCCACTCGATCAGAATAACCCTTTACATTTTCTTTCTGCATGGAAATTGCTACAGAATCTCTCAACAGTTTCATATTCATAGCAGATTCCGCCATTGTAAATATATTAATACGCTCTTCCATCACAATCTTTCCATCCCATTCGGTATATCCGCTTGCAATGCCAGATCCGCATACTGCTGCTTTACAGTTTGCTGGAGCCACCGTAGCCGTCCCCCCGGAAACAGACATATACACTTCTAACTGTTTTGCGCTGTTTGCTCCTAAATTTCCAAGTGGATATAGCATAGAAAAAATATTTTCTCCATCCACAGCTTTCTGCAATGGAGTGTAATCCTCCAACCAGATGTCATCCAACTTATACCTGAATCGGACAACTGGATGCTTTTTCCTAGGTACCGGAACTTCCACTGATTCCTCAATCATTTCATAGGAAATCTCTGGAATAGATATTTCTTCATCTTCTGATATCCCATTCACTGTCTGTTTTGCGATTGCTACTGCACGTTCAACAATGCTGTCTATCATCGGCACCTGATGGCTCACCGTGTAACTTTCCATCGTTGTTTCATTCTCTGCCTTTATCACGCAGTTTACATTTCCTAAAAAAACTGCACTGGTAGACTCAATTGAAGCGAAGGTTACATTCACAATTCGAATTTCTTCTTCTCCAATAACAAACTCTGATGCATTCTCGTAAGCACAAATCACGAACTTACTTACCTCTACTTGGTTTAAAAGTCCAATAATATTCTTGTCAGCCTTACTCTTTGATGATGCAAGAAGTGGATTTTTTCCTACCCCTTTTAATGTCTGTTTTCCATTAATCCGGCATGTAATTCCTGTAATACAACTAATTTTCTTATCATCCGCATGTGCTTCCGAAAATCGTACCACATCCATCGGATCTAATGCTGGGTTACCGATTGTCTCCGAATCAAAAGGAACATAATTTACCACAGAAATGGCATTCAAAATATTTGTTATGATTTCCTCTCTCGTTTTCTGCATACCGTACTGCAGAAGTGGATTTATTCCCAAATTCATTGTCAGTCCATCATCCGGATCCAGACAGTAATATTCAGACTTTGCATTTACCTCATCTGTTGAATACACTGCCGTATACTTTGTCACAAAATCTGAATAGGAACTGGAAAATCTGTGTCTTGCTGTAAACTCCGCCACAGGCTGATTACCATAAGCTATTAGCTCCAGCTTGCCAGATCTGTTAATCTGGCAGACACAGCCCAGCACTTGTGCCACATAATAAATCAAATCCCTATAACTCTCCACATTTCCATCTGGATATATTCCAAGCAGTTCTGTTCCGTTCGGTAATTCAGCAATCTCTGCTTCCGACTGAGCCATTTCCACGCCGCATTTTTCACAAGCAAAATGTAGGAATTCATACGGTGTTCCACTGGATGAATCCATAGCTACTGATTTTTCAAACCTGAGCATATAGTCATATCCCGCCAGTTCAATCATCTTAATTTTGCGATTTGCCTCACTAATTTCAAAAATTCCCATCGGAATCTTCTCCCAGCTTCTGTCTGGCAACTTTATGGAATAAAAAAGTTCCATACAAGCATTTTCCATCGAATATCGATCAACATCCAAAAATAATGTCACTTTCATCTCTGATGCATACACTGATCCAAGTTCTATCTCATTATTTCCACAACATGACCTTGTGATATAACCGCTGCCTTTTACAATCTGTTCAGGACCAAACTCATATGTTACACCCTTTGCTGTCGTAATTTTTCCGGTCCATCGGTACTCCCTTGTGTTCTCCTGCACAGCTTGCAGGAATGCTTCACTCACAGGATACAATGTAACACCTCCCATCAAAAGAAATAAAATCATTCACTATAAAGTAAACATCCATTAGAACTCTTTCACGGTAAAATCCACTCTCCACAATCCTTTATAAGATGTATCCTTTTCTAATTTTGCTTTAAATCCTGTAATATACATTTCTGCATCTTTCAGTTCCAGTGTTTCCGTGTCAAAATATTTCACTGCGATCTTCGGCATCTTGGAAAATGCCGTCAGCAGTCTGAGCCACTTCGGGGACACGGAAAAAGAGACGGAAATGTCAGCCACTCCCGTCCTTACTACATCCCTCTGTGTGGTTCCCGCCTCTGTTTCACCGCCGGAGTCCGCTTCGACATCTGACAATCCGATATCGTAGGAATCCGGCAGAGGCAGAGGCTTCTCATTAAAAACAAGATATTGTATATATGCCATTTTATCTGCCCCCGCTTCTTAAGTTTGCCCTCTGCTGTGCCGATACAATGACCTCATCAAGCATCGTACCGCCAAGGTACACAGGAATGACAATGTCTCCGCTGTCCGTCCTGATATTCTCAATCGCAGAAGTAATTGCAGAAAGCATCCTGGAAATACCCTCCGGCTGTGCTGCCGTCCCTGTTCCCGTCATGCTTTCCATGCTGCTGACCTTCGGGCTGATCACCATATCGGAAGATACACCGCTTACCGCCTTCTGAATCATGCCCCGGCTCTTTTCGATGCCCTTGGCAAGACCTCCCATAAAGTCAGGCATCCATGATTCATAATCCGTCAGCGGACCTTCATCCGGCACGGAGAAGTGAAGGAATGACTTGATCTTGTCTGCCACACTTTTTACTGCATCCCCGACTGCACCGATGCAGCTCTTGATTCCGTTTACGATTCCCATGACCAGATCCTTGCCCCATGTAAATGCCTGTGACGCAAGCCCCGTGATATGGTTTTTCACATTGGCAAATCCGTTCTTTACCGCACTGAGCACATTTCCCATTGCACTCTTCACTGCATTTACAATGCCTGAGAATACGGATGTGACTGCACCCTTGATTGCACCAAGCACCGTTGAAATGGTCGACTTGATGGTATTCCATATGGTGGAGATCGCGCTCTTGATCGTATTCATTATGGTGGTAATGGAATTTTTGACCGCAGTAAAATCTCCCGTGATCAGTCCCTTGATTACACCCACCACGGCACTGATAATGGTTTTGATGGCATTCCATACCGTGGAAAAGATCGTCTTTATTGCATTCAGTACAGTGGTAATAACTGTTTTTATCGTATTCCATACAGTTGTAATGACCGTCTGGATAATGGTCAGGACTGTCTGGATAATCGTTTTGTAAATATTGAAATACGTTGTCACCAGTGTTTTTATTACATTGAAAACTGTAGTAAACACACCCTTGATAGCTTCCCAGATAGTTGTGATGACTGTCTTTACCGTATTGAAAACCGTCTGGATGATGGTCTTATACAGATTAAAGTAAGTAGTCACCAGTGTCTTTATCACTTCAAATACAGTTGAGAAGATGGTCTTGATTGCTTCCCACACCTGTGCGAAAAATTCCTTGATGGCATTCCATACCGTAACGGTCGTCTGCTTCACATTCTCCCACAGGTCGATCCAGAACTGGCGGAATCCATCACAGTTATTCCAGAGATAAATAAAAGCAGCCACAAGAGCTGCGATGGCTGCAATGATAAGGGTGATCGGATTTGCAAGCATCGTGGTATTCAGTGCTGCAAATGCTCCCTTTACCGTATTGATGACTCCGGCAATCTTCGGCACAACTGTCATGATCGTGCCGACCGCAGATATTACCTTTCCAATCACAATAAGCACGGGACCGAGTGCTGCTGCCAGAAGTGCCACCGTCATGATGACCTTCTTTGTGCCGTCATTCATTCCGTTCAGCCAGTCAACGAATTTCTGCACCCATCCGACAATCTGCTTGATGGCTGGCATCAGAAGCTCCCCAAAAGATATTGCCAGGCCTTCCAGTGCGGATTTCAAGATGGTGATCTGTCCCTGTAAGTTATCAAGCTGTGTATCCGCCATCTGCTGTGCAGCACCACCGCTGTCCGTGATGGACTTCTGCAAGCTGTCCCATGTTTCTCCTGTATTTGCAAGCAGTGCATTTACGGAAGAAAGGTCCGTCTTATTGAAAATGGTGCTAATGATATTGGACTTCTCAGCGGATGTCATTCCATCCATGCTTTTATTGAGGTCACCAAGGATATCATTCATTGACCGCATATTTCCTTCGGAATCATATACGGAAAGACCGAGTGCTTTCATCTGGGCTGCTGCCTTATCCGTAGGATTCTGTAAAGACAGGATAATATTACGGAGATGTGTACCACCTTCTGCTCCCTTGATACCATTATTTGCAAGGATACCAAGTGCGGTATTCAGTTCTGCCGTACCGCCCTTGATGGATTTCGCTGTCGCACCAATGGTAAGGATTCCTTCGCCAAGCTGTGCAACCGATGTGTTCGTGGTAGATGCCGTCTTGGCCATCTGGTCTACCATCGTTTCTGCTTCGTCCACTCCCATTCCAAGGGCGGACATCGCATCCGTTACCATATCGGAAGCATCGGCAAGGGCAATATCTCCGGCTGCTGCCAAGTTCAGGACGGTCGGCAGTGTATCACACATCTGCTGTGTATCGTATCCGGCAAGAGCGAGGTAATTCAATGCCTCTGCACATTCGGATGCGGAAAAAGCCGTTTCTGCTCCCATCTTCTTTGCCAGCTTGGAAAGGGTATCCATTGTATTTACGGACTGACCGTTTACCGTTGACATGGCATCCTTGGTGATTCCCATTGTTGCCTGTACCTGTGACATGGAAGATTCAAAGTTGGCTGCAGTCGTTACGGATGCCGTACCTAGTGCCGTCACTCCGGCAGTTACCGGGAGAAGCTTCTGTCCGGCAGAGGAAATGTTGTCCCCGACCGTCTTTAACTTCTCACCTGTTGCTGCGATTTTCTGCACTGCCGTTGCGGACTGGTTCGCCTGTGTTTCCAGATTCTTTAAGTCCTGCTCTATTTCCACGATCTCCCTCTGAAGGGCATCGTACTGCTCCTTTGAGATTTCACCATTGGCAAGTGCCGTATTTGCCTGTTCTGCTGCGGTCTTTAAGGTAGCCAGCTTCCCTTTTGTCTCACTGACCGCTTCCGCAAGCAGTTTATGCTTCTGTGCCAGAAGCTCCGTATTTCCCGAATCCAGTTTCAGCAGCTTATTCACATCCTTAAGCTGCGACTGGGTGGACTTGATCTGTCCGTTCACGCCTTTCAGGGCGTTCTGCAGTTTTGTTGTATCACCACCGATTTCAACGGTAATACCCTGAATACGGCTTGCCATGACTCTCACCTCCTCCTAAAAATGGGTACAAAAAAAGGAGCATCTCTGCTCCGTAACAAATGAAAAACACCTGCCATTTCTGACAGATGTTCTATGTAATATTAATCATCTTCTAAAATTAATCCTGCTATATCTGCTAAATGTTGTGTCATTTCAAACTTTTCTTCGTAATTTTCACCATAACTATAACAGCAGGTAATCTTCTTATTCTCTGGCCAAATTTCTTTTATGATACCTGTTCGTAGTGCGTTACTCAAAACACCATGCTTTCTCCATCTTCTCAGAACATACCAGTGAAGGTCGATTCTGCCGCATCTTAATATGATAGCCTGTTTTTCTCCATTTTCTGCAATAATAAGAAATTCATATTCATCTGTAACATACCTATAACTACCATCCCCGCAATAGCACCTTTGTTTTATAGGTTTCC